ACCGCCACCAAATGTTGTAGGCCCAAGTTCAGGTGGTACTTTTAATCCTGCTCCAATACAAAGACTAAGTTTTTCTAGCCCACAACTTTCTCCTATTGGTTCATCAAATCAAATAGATTATGTTAAGCAAATGAGGTCTGGTCTGTTTAGGGATTTAGTATGACATATTTAAATTTAGTAAACAATGTGCTTAGACGTTTACGGGAAGACCAAGTAACTACCGTGTACGCTAACACGTATAGTTCTATGGTTGGTGACTATATTAACGACGCTAAAACACTAGTAGAAAACACTTGGGATTGGTCGCAACTTAGGACTACTGTTACGATTACTACTGCGGCAGATGACTACACGTATTCTCTTACAGGTTCACAGGACTACGGTAAAGTACTGACTATGGTTAACGATACATCTAATATAATTATGGAGTATCGTCCTCAGTCTTGGATTGACGAAAAGTATCTGATAGGAACACCTGCATCTGGTACACCTTCTTTTTACACTTACAACAGTGTAGATGCTAACGGTGACTCACAGATTGATGTGTATCCTAAACCTGATGGTGTTTACTCTATTAAAACTAAGATGGTTCTTAGGAATGTTCCTTTGTCGGTTGATGCAGATATTCTTGCTATTCCTAGTCAGCCTGTTATTCACATGGCAGTAGCTTTGTTAGCTCGTGAACGTGGCGAGACAGGCGGTACATCAACCCCTGAGTACTTTGCTATAGCTGACAAATACCTATCAGACGCAATCGCTATGGATGCACAAAAGCACCCTGACGAAACCATCTGGTACACACCGTAGGAGTAAGCATGGCTCAGCCACTACAGAGTATTAACTTAGTTGCTCCTGCTTTTATGGGGATCAATACTGAAGATTCTCCTATAGCACAGGACACTGCTTTTGCAGAAGTTGCTGATAACGCTATCATCGATAGGCGTGGTCGTTTAGCTTCACGAAAAGGTAACAGTGTTTTAACTACAAACAAAACGGTACTAGGTACAGACTACCTTCATAACATACACGAGTTTTATGACAGTGCCGGTAACGAAGTAATCTTTAGTACTGGTAACAATAAGATTATTACAGGCACTACTACTTTGGTAGATGCTTCTCCGGGGTCGTACACAATATCGGATAACGATTGGAAGATATTTAATTTTAATGATTACGCTTATTTCTTTCAACGTGGTTACGAGCCATTAGTATATAGTAATGCGCTAGGTGCAGTAACTAAAATGTCTGATGTTTCTGGTGCGTCTGTAGCAGCTACTCAGTACTGCAACGAAGCTATTGGTGCTTATGGTCGTGTGTGGTGTGTAGGCAACGCTACAAACGACAATATTATTTACTGGTCTGATCTGCTAATTGGTCACGACTTTGCTGGTGGATCTAGTGGTTCTATTGATGTGTCTAAAGCATGGCCTAACGGGTTTGACGTAGTAGTTGCTTTAGCAGGTTATAACGGCTACTTAATTGTCTTTGGAGAAAATAACACGCTTGTTTATCAAAATGCTGAAACTCCTGCATCTATGTCTCTTGTTGATACAATTCCCGGTGTAGGTTGTGTAGATAGAAAGAGTGTGCAGAGTATAGGAACAGACCTTTTGTTTTTGACTCAGACAGGTCTAAGGGGATTAGGTAGAACAATACAAGAAAAGTCACTACCTATTACTGACTTGAGTAGAAATATAAAGCAAGAGTTAATTGCTAATACACTGGCTACTACTAAACCTGTTAGTACTGTATATAGCCCTGAGAATTATTTTTATCTTTTGTGTTTTGCTGATCTTAACTTAGTGTATTGTTTTGACATAAGAGCAACCTTAGAAAACGGTTCTTACAGGGTTACTCGTTGGCCTAGTGTTGACTTTAAGTCGTTTCACAGAGACAGAAACGGAGACATATACATAGGATGTGAAGACGGTATAGGTAAGTATGACAACTATAGAGACAACGGAGAGTCTTATCGCTTTAGGTATTTTAGTCCGGGTCTTACGTTTGGTGATCCAGCAAAAATTAAAATGTTAAAAAAGATTAGACCTACTTTGATTGGAGGAAACAACTCAGACATTTTCCTCAAGTGGTCTTATGACTTTTCAACTAACCATAGTTCTAGTACGTTTAGGACTAGTAGTGATACCCCTGCTTTCTATGGACAGTCTGAGTACACTGACGCTGACTTTGCCGCAGAAGGAGAAACCTTAAGTAGGAACTCACTAAACACAACAGGATATGGCTCTGTAGTTAGCGTAGGACTTGAAACAGACATTAACGGCTACGCTTTGTCTATACAGGAAATGAACGTATTAGCACTATTAGGTAAAACAATATGAGCACTTTGATAGATAAAATATTAGGGGCAGGTACTGCCATTGGGGGAGGACTTCTTACAGGTGCTGCTTATAATAGATTAAGCGACATTGGTACAGAATCTATCTTAGGTACTACAGTAGATGGGACACGTATTCCGGGCGCTGTGGATCTTGCTAATCAAGCTGTAGGCATGTCTCAGTTTAAGCCTTTTACTGTTACTTCTTCTACTGGGTCACAGTTTGGTGCTACGCCTACAATGGATGCTCAAGGCAACATTACAGGTACTAATGTTTATAATACGTTAGGAGGTACAGAGCAAGCCATACAGAATGAACTGCTTAGACAGGCTCAGACAGGCTTTGCAGGGGGTACTACGGGAAGTCCTGAAGCCGCTGCTGCTGGGTTGGCTCTTATGGGCCGTGGTACTACACAGCTTGGGCAAGACCCTTTACTCGCTCAAGATGCCTCAAACTTAGGCGGCATGTTTATGGGTCAACTTGCTCAACCTATGGCTGGTCGTGAGACTGATGTTTATAACCGCATAAGAGCTATGCAAACGCCTGAAGAGCAACGTCAACGACTAGCTTTAGAAGAGCGTTTGTTTAATCAAGGACGTATGGGTGTACAAACTAATATGTACGGAGGTACGCCAGAGCAGTTTGCTTTGTCTAAGGCACAAGCAGAAGCTCAGAATCAAGCATCCTTAATGGCTATGCAGCAAGCACAAGCAGAGCAACAACAACAAGCAGCATTAGGTTCTCAGTTTGCTGGACTAGGTAGTAGCTTAACAGACGCACAGCAACGACGTGCTATCGAATCTCTTGGTAGTGGTCAACAGATGTTAGCAGGTGGCTTAGGATTACAGCAAGGACAGCAACAGCTAAACTTAGGTGCCCTGTCAGGTGCGTATATGCCACAAGCACAGATGCTTAATGTACAACAAGCTTCACAGCTTTACCCACAGATGCAACAGCAGGGTCAGTTGTATGGTGCTGGTCAGTACGGTGAGACTATGATGAGTGGTCTTGAGGCACGACTAATTGCAGAACAGGCACGAGCTAACTTGCTTGGTGGTCTTGGTACAGGATTACTAGGTGGTATGTTGAGTCCGGTAGGTAGTGCAGAAGATGGTTTTATTACACCTCTTTTAGAACTGTTTAGTTAAGGAGACACAGAACAATGGCTAAATTTTCACAGACATTTTTACAAGGTCTTCTTCAGCCTACCTATCAACAGGGATTGTTTGATGTTGCTCGTAGTGTAGGTCAAGCTCCTGCACTTATGCGTCAACAAGAGCAAAGACAACAACGCGAAAAAGGAATGATGGGTGGTATGTTAGCTGCACAGCAAGCCGCTGCTGAAGGACGTTTTGATCCTGAGACTATGAAATCATACATGGGTAGTATGCAAGGGCTTGGTGTACCTGCTCAAGACATAATGCAAACATTGCCTACTTTACAACAAGCTAATCAGGCTAGTGTAGTAAACAACAAGCAGAACCAGTTAGTTGGTCTACAACAACAACTAAATGAGCAAGCACAAATCTTGTTAGAGTCTGATGATCGCTCTAGAAAAGAAGCAGCAAACTTTCAAATAGAGTCTATTGAAGAGCAGATGGTTAATCTTGCTAAACAAACAAAAGGCATTGATGCTGGAACTCTTGTTGGTGCTGGTGATAAAGCAAAAAGCAGTGTTGTTGCAGCTCAACTTGCTCAAATAGAAATAAATGCAAAAATAAGTGGAGCAAAACAAAAATTAGCTAGGGCTAGCTTAGAACAACTTAAGTTTGGAACGGAAGGTTCTGAGGATAGAAAAATTTGGAATGCAAAAGCTAAAGAATTAGTAGACGCAGGCTATCAGACAGTAGTTCAAGATGTACGTAAAAAAGAACAAGAAATTGAATTAGCAAACGAAACACACAAAAACAATATGGCCGATACAAAAGCACCTTCAGAAGCACAGCTACAAGAAATGGAAAAAGAAGGTCTTAGAATTCCCAAAGACAGGCTACAACAACGACAGCTTTGGAGAACTTTTAGTGAAACTAATAGACAGAAACAAGTGGACAAAGCTACTGCTTATCTTGATCCTATAAAAGCAGACCAAGCTGAAGGTCTTGTTAGCTACTATATGAATCGTATTGCTGCAAGCGGAGATTACTTTGATATTACTTCTGACGATATTACTGAAGTTATTGAAAATCTAACCGACGAACAAAAAGCTGAAGTTGCAGATTTAGTTGTTGGTAAAACAACAGAACAAGTTGGGCTTGTTGTAGAAAAATGGCTTAAAGAAAACTACCCCGGTCCTTTTGCTAAATCTGCGGCTTATGCTGATAGAGTGGAAGCAGACCGTAATAGAGAAAACGCGGCTGTCCTTTTAATTCTTGAAGCTAACCCTCAACTTGATCCTAATGATCCTACAGACAGACAGATTGCGCTAGACAGAGGCAGAGAGATAGCTCAAGAAGGAAGAGAAAAACCGTTTAGAGATCGAAGAGACGCAGCAGGATTTGGTCGCTAAATAACTAGGAATTACTAGTATGGCACAAACTAACACAGAAAACAATTTGTCAGAAATTACTGTGCCTAAAAGAGAAAAGGCTACAGATACTTATTATTGGAATAATATACTTGATATACCTAAAGCATACAAAGTAAAAAAGGGAGACACTAAACAAAAAGTAGCTGATCTTTTTGGTGTTACTGTTAAAGAGTTAGTAGAATATAACAACTTAGGTGACAGATCGTGGAATCAGTGGATTGGTGACGTAAAAAACCCATCATTAATTCCTAAGTTAGTGCAAAAATCTTTTGATCTAGGCGCTACTCCAGAGCAAGTTGCAAAAATTTTGCGTATAGATGTTAAAACCTTAAAAGAAAACTACGATGTTCCTGAGTCTTTATCTGAAGTATCAGTACCTAAAAGAAAGAAAGCACCTACTACCTTATTAAAATCAATAGCAGTAGAAGCAAAGCGTGTGCCTAAAGAATTGCTACAAGAAATAATTGTAGACGCTAAAAGAGTTCCTGAAGAGTTACTTAAAGATATTGTAGTACCTGAAAGAGCTAAGAAGATACTGCTTGAGGACATTGAAGTACCTGATCGTGATCGTGTACCTGAAGAGTTACTACAAGAAGTAAACGTAGATGCTAAGAAAGTTCCTGAAGAGTTACTACAAGATATTGTAGTGCCTGAAAGAGCTAAGAAGATTTTATTTGAGAACATAGAAGTACCTGAACGTGAGCAGAAAGAAGTACCTGCACCATATACAGACTACACGTCTACTATGGATCAGCGTTTGGCTGAAGTTACTACACCTGAACGACAACAAGTACCTACTGAATTGCTTCAGGAAGTAACTGTACCTTACAGGGAACTAGCAGACCCTTTAAAGTCTACAGGTATTGTTATTCCACAAGAAGCAAGAGACTTGTTTAAACAACCTGTAGCCGTTAAAAAATCTGAAATTGTTATTCCACAAAAAGCTCAAGATATTTTTGGTGAAATGGAAAATGAAAAGTTTGAGCGTTACAAGGGCATTGCTGTTGAATTAGGTGAAGGTGTTACGTTTGGTTTGTTAGGTGAACTTGCTAGTGCTGTAACTGCTGCAAAAACAAATCAATCTTACGGAGAAGCTAAAGCTAGATATGAAGCTGCACGTACAGTATTTAAAGAACAAAACCCAGAAGCAGGTCAAATTGGTACTGCTGCTGAGTTTCTTGGTACACTTGGTACAGGCGTAGGTTTATCAAGAGGGTTTACTAAACTTGGGATGTACTCTATTGCAGATCAAGGACTTGCTGAAGGAGTAATATACGGTTTAGCTTCTGGTGAAGGAGGTGAAGGACGTATTACTAGTGCTTTGCTGTACGGTGGTTTTGGTAACCTTCTTGGTAGAGGTCTTGACAAGCTTGTTGATCCTTCTTTTGCAGGAAGATTTAGAACAATAGAAGAATTTAATATTGAACGCGCTAGACTTCAAAATAAACTTGTTAAAGAAGCTAAAGTAAACAGAGCGCCTGAAGATATAACTAATGCAGAGTTAGCTACTCAGCTACTGATGCGAGAGATAGAGTTTCTTGGGGATGTTGTAGGCAGACAAGGAGCATTACCTAAAGACTTAGCACCTTTCTATCAGCGAATGAAAGGGTACGCTGAAGACATGGGTGTGGACGTTCGTCAGCTAAACAAAGTAGTACGCTCTGATAAAGCTATCAAAGACTTGCGTAAGACTTTAGATGAGCCGTTTGAGAACCTTGATGACATGGCTATGTTGCGTCAAGACCTACTAGATATGACTACTGGTCGTCTTGCTGCTGACATAGGACGTACTATACCTGAAGCACAGAAAACTCTTGTTAGGTTTAGACGTTTGGCTTCTCCTCTTGCTACTCTTGCTGAAGATACAGTAGGTGTTGCTTTTTCACAGCGTCTAGTCAGGGCTATGAACAGGGTAACAAGAAAGCAAACTGACCTTGATAATATGTGGAAAGGTATGGAGCCATTCCGAGAACTAGCCAGTGCTAATCCTAAGTTTAATGATCTACTCTTAGATGCTGTTAATCCTAATCTGTCTTTAGAGTTTCAGACAAAGGCACTACGTGGTGCTATGAACGTAGCTAGAGCTAAGATAGGTAACGGTGCGCCTGAAAGACTGCAAAAGTTCTTTGATGACAACATAGAGTTCTCTAAGAGATATCGTAGGCAGGTAACAGCAGGAGAAGTAACACCTGTTTGGATGCACTCTGCTCCTGAGTCAGTGCTTAAGGATGCGTCACTAAGGACATACAGAGATAGGGCGGCTACAAAAGCAGAAGATGCAGCGTCTAAGAATGTACAGCGTCCCTCTATGAAAGAGTGGCGAGCTAAGAATGCTGAAAGACCTGCTGATAAGCAACAAGAGTATGCCAACATCTTTGATTCACACTGGACATGGCAGAGACAGACACTAACTAGAATGGAAATAGGCGAACAGCTTGGTTTCCGTACTGCTGGTAAACCTGTTGAGGCTAGACCTATCAAAGATTTAATGGGTCGTGCTTCTTCTAAGAAAGAAATAAAAGAAGGAGCTAGTACTCTTGATGCTACTGCTTCCTATGAGGCAGGACATTTTCGTTTGTTTGATGACAACATCATTGCAGAGGCACTCAAGCGTGAAGGCTACTCTGATGTGCAGATCAAGAACGCACAACAAATTATTGATGATATAGGTATTAACGCTAACAAAGGTATGGCTAGTGAGCTAGATATGGTTCGTAGTCTTGGCTACGTAGGTACTATTGCTAATCCTTATGGCGCTCTGATGAACGTGCATGACTTGTTCAACGCTTCCTTTGAGCTTGGCTTAGGTAACGTAATTAAGGCTGTGTTTGCTAAAGGTGGTGTTGAGTTTAGTCCTGCTGACATGGGCCTAGCTCGTCAGGTGTTTGGTGAGTTTGTACGTAAGGCACGTAAAGGAACACAGAAAGACATAGAGTTACTTGGTGGTGTTACGTCTGGTAATAAGTTTATTGAAGGTGCCGCCAAAGCCAGTGAAGATTTGCTTGAGTGGTCTATGAAGTGGTCAGGGTTCTCTAAACTAGATCAGTTTGGCAAGAGCAGGATTATGGGTGCGTCTTATAACAAAGCAAAACAAGACATAGCCAACGGTAGTTTTGATACTAAGTGGCAGTACAGTTTCAGTAAGCCTGAGATACAACAACTAAAGAAAGATATTGCTGATGGCGTAACAGACAGTGAGTTAGTACGTGATCTTGTTATGTTTGATTTGTTTAAGCTACAGCCTATTAACGCAGCAGCGCAGACAGCGGCAGGGTTAGCTAATCCTAATGCTCGTATCTTTTATATGCTAAAAGGTTTTGCTATCAAGCAGTTTGATTTGATGGAGCGTAGGATATGGAAAGAGTGGCAAGCAGGTAACAAGAAACAAGCACTAGAAAACCTAGCTAAGTATGTTGTTCTGTCAGGTGGTGGTTATGGTGTGGTTAACGAGGCTCGTCAGGTATTAAAAGGAGAAGCTCCTGATCCAGTAGAGGGTGCAGTGTCAGCTTTGTATCAAGTAGGTTCTGTTCTTACGTTTGGTGCAATGGGCGCTAACGACTACGGTTATGATAAGTTTATGAATGATCCTTTAGATGCAATAGGTAAAAACTTACTGCCTCCACTAGGCGCTACTCTTCCCGGTGCGGTTTTAGAAGACATAGCTGATGCTTTTAGGACAGGTGACCCACTACCAGATGA